GGTGGGGGGTTCTTTTCGAGAGGACCCCCTCCCCCATGCCATTCTTCTTTATTTTATATTATATTTCGCTTTATTTTCTTGTAGTTGCCCGTTATGTTGAGTTCAACGATTTCATCAATCGCTCTTTCACGCTCTTCCAAGTTCTCTTCTTCTGTTAAACTTTCTGAAGTTCGAGCGATGCGTGCCAGGTAGGCGCATGTGTGGTACCCGTTGGTGAGGTCCCAGGTGTACCACTCCATGAACTCATCCATGGGGTCGTATGGATTGTCCATGGTTGTGAGCGCAACATCATACTTCAGCATGGTCAGCCCAGCACCTCCTGTACAGAGCCCACAGAGACGCCCAGTGCAGAGGCTATGTCCGCCTGGCTGTACCCATTGGCAGCCATGGCCCGCACTCGTGCCCGCTTGGCTGTGCTCAGGCCCTTGTGTGTACGTGGCTGAGCGAGCTGACGAACTCTGTCCATGTTACTGTAGTTCATCAGATCCTCCAACATGCTATGACTGATAGCACCGGCCTGCACCGCTTCCCACTCTTTAGCTGTGAACTCGACAAGGCTCAGAGTCTTGCTGGCCTGGAACCGTGCCCGTGCCATCGCCAGGGCCTGGTTCTTAAGACGCTTGTACTCGTCTTTGTCCATGTCTGGGTTCGCAGCCTTCTTGGCACGGACAACAGCATTGGCATACAGCTGGGCCTGGCGCTCACGAGGGGCGTTTGCAAGAGCCCGGGTCAGTTTTTCCTTGAGACTCTTAACTTGCGGTGCGTACGCTTTCCTAGCGGTGGGGGACCATTTGGCGTTGGGTGTCTTCAACATTTCGAGGCGGGCTCGATTAGCCAGGGCCTTCATGTTGTTAGCGTATGCCGCATACACCCGTTCAATGGGGGCGTTCGCAGAAGACACCAGCTTATTGGCGTCGCTAACAGTCATCATACCCGGCCGCTTTGTCAGCGCGGGGGTGTCAATCCAAGAAACCTCGCCTGTCTTTTTATCGACGACCTTCTTCTTGTAGGTCTGCCCGGTCTTTTCAAAGACCAGCTCGCCGGTTCGTTTGTTGATCGGGCCGCCACGAGCAGCTTTACGTGGCGCTATATGGGGGCCACGATGATCAGCGGTAGATCTTGAAATGATAGTGCCGGCGCCGCCTTCAGGCTGGTACTTCTTTTTGAGGGCGGCGATCCCATTATCAATGTACGACTGTTTGTAATTGAGGCGGTGTTTATGCGCGTCAATTACAACCATACTATGACGGACAGCCCGGGCGATCTCATCAGGACTGGCGCCCTTGATCGTCATGTCGGTGATGAGGTTCGAAATCCGGCCCATCTGGTTGCCGGTATCGCCCTTGGTCATCACCTTCATACCCGGATACTCAGGGTACTGCCTCTTGGGGTCGAAGTTCTTCAGCCCCTTCAAGGCCGGGCTGGTTCGGATACGCCCCTGGTTGTTTGGCATAACGACAGCGGTATCGCCATCGAAGTCTGCGCCCGACAAACGCTCGGCTACCTTGGGATGAATACCAACGGCGTCCTTGGACAGGATGCCAATAAGCTTCCGCCCGAGCTGGTACTTGTTGTTTACCCTGAGCGTGGGGATCTCAAAAATGCCGCCGTGAGGGTAACGTACAAGGCTTACGGTCTCGCCGTGCTTGAAGTTGGGGGCGTAGATTTCATCAGGCTTGATCTTGGGCAGGGGCAGCAGGACCTGTGTAGCCTGGCGTGGAAGACGGGCCGCTTTCAAATGGGTGGCTGCAGAGTCACAGCCGTCGGCATATGACTGAAGCAGCTTCTTCTTAACGGCGGGGTTTGTCAAAGATAGAATGTCTTCAAGCTCAGCGCGTCGGTTGGCCTCGGCTATTCCGAGCTGCTTTTTCGCCAGGGCCGGGCTCTGTTTAGACAGGAACTGGGAAGCCAGGTTGCGACTCCACTGCCCCCACTGACCCTCTTCGTTGACAATATTGTGGTAGGACTGCTTACGCTTTCCGTCCTTTGCGAGGTAATAATGGGGATGGGTTGTCGCACCGAACGGATTGTCCGGATCGTCCTTCAATTCCTTGAGGGCATCTAGTTTATTGGCTTTACGGTTCTTGTTGGTATTGAACCGAAGGTCGATACCCGGGGGCATATCGTCAGCGTACATAGCCATGCCCTTGAGGTAGTGCTTATCGCCGACCTTGATCCTGACCTGGGCATAGTTCGCAGCGCCGAGGGAGAGCTCCGGAACGCCGCGTCGAACCTCGATAACGCCGTCTCGATCCGTGCCGCCCTCTTCAGCCCAGCGAACCTGGAGTTTCTTGGGGTCGAAGCCAAGGGGTTTGGCGCCCATACCAAGGAACGTGTGCCCCTTGTCGTACGAAACGGGGTAAACAGTGCCGATTTTCTCGGGGTGCTTTGCCAATTCGGCGTATTTCATGCCCGGGGGGCATAAAACCTTGACCGAAGTCTCTTTGCCAGTACCCAGCTGCGTCGTCTTGACGTAGTAAAGCTCCCAGCCCTGCTCTCGCAGCGACTTGACGGCTGTGTTCAAGCGATCGCGGCTGATCCCCATGTGGGCTTCGGCGCCGAGACCTACGTCGATGGGGCCTTTCTCCTTTACGAGCTCTTTGAGCGTGCTCTCGGTCGTCTTGAGAATGGCGCTCTTCGACTTCTCGCTGGGGCTGAGGAGCGCCTTGACCTTGGTCTCAGACACCCCCATTTCCTTGGCGATGGCCCGAATCGATTTACCGGCATCCCGGGACTTGACAGCTTGGGCGGCGAGCTCAGCATTGGCTGCTTCATGCGCGATAGTCTTATAGGTACGCAGATCAGCCACTGAAATTCCGATAGCAGTGGCGATCTCGCGCTCCGACATTCCAGCCTTACGCATTTCCTTGTTCGCGGCAAGGAAGTCGCGTTCGGACTGATACGGCTCTTTTCCAGAGCCCCAGGGGTAACGGCCCGAATGCCGCTTGGTGCCGTAGTGAAACAATTCACTCATAGTGTCCGCGTAGCCTCTCGAGATGTGCCGAGTGTTCCTCAGTGATGCCCATAAGCCTTAGAATCTCTTCCACTTCCGGGCGTTCACTGCGGATCTCATCATTTTGGTAAATGCGGAGCTCTGCATCGATGTTTCCAGGGTGTACCCTGTACTCGAGGCAGAAGAATGCCATATATATGCGCAGCTGGCGCATGTTGGCGGGATGGCTTCCCGTCTTTAGGTCATGGATGCGCAGCATCCCGTCTCTGAAAGAAATAGCGTCGGCGGTGCCGAACGCCATGGGCGAGTACGCAAGAACAACCTCAGGGCGCATACGGAATCCGATGGCGTCGTTGACGTACATGTTGAGCGTTTTCTTGGAGCGAGGCAATTTGATCTTCATATTGATCAATTTTGCCGCCAACTCATGGAGCTCAGTGCCCCTCAGAATCGCCAGACGGCTCGTGTAGACACTTTCAAGCTTCTCCTGGGTGTACTCCACCCACGTGCCCTTAGAGGCGCTTAGAAAGGCGTGTGCGCCCTCAAGATCGGAATGCTCGTTGAAGCGCATCCAGCACCTCTTCCACGTTATCAGGATGAACGAAGGCCGCGAATGACCACTCGTTCATCATGTCCACATAGTACTCTTGATTCGGCTGCTTCTTGGCACGCGGGGAGCGCTTCAATTCAAGCGCGGCCCAGCGGTCCTGCCAGATGACCAAGCGATCGGGGATGCCCTGGATTGCCGTGGGGTCCAACTTCAAGTAAAGGCAGCCGGGAAAGATCGACTCGAGGCGCTTCTTGAGCCCTCGTTCAAAATCCCGCTCCAACATGTCAGCCTCGATTGGCCCGAATCTCGTCGCGAAGATGGACCAACCACCGATGCAGCGACACATAGCCCGCGTCATCGGCATAGGGGTTCTCCGGGTCATAGATCCCACGTTGAAGCTCCGAGAGGTCCGCCTCAATATTCTGGAGGCGCCCATTCAGTCCGGACACGCTTCGCTCCAAATCCTGGCAGCGGCTGTTCGCGTCCTGCGCTGCATCCCGAGCCTGAGCGGCTGTATTAAGCATGCGCGTAGTGCGATCAGAGAAATCCTCACCGCCCCAGTCAACACCGTGGAAAATGTAATCGCCAATTTCCTTAGCAGATGCCATATCCGCTCCAATCTTTTGTAGCTGCTCGATGGCCTGGACCGCTGTGAGCCAGGTTGCAGGGTTGAGATCCGCATATCGGTCTCGCCCATTGTTCACCAGTCCATTACGACCGCGTTTGACCGCTCCCGTCTGGTAGTCCGACGCCGGGTCTCTACCTTCAGAGTCGATGGTCGCGTGAATGTGCGGTTCCATTCCGTCTCGACTGTCGCGCTCCCATGTCGCTGAGGCACCCCACTTCCGAAGGTGCTGGATCAACTCCCTAATCTCGGCCGTGGTGAGGTGCCAGATCTGGAAGTCCACACACCAACCGCCTGAGTGCACACCGGCGGAGGCGCGTGCAAAACCATAAGCCTGGACCACAACAACTTGGATGTCGGGATGGTCCTCGCGGAACTTGGCGTACCACAACCGATACCAAGGGGCTGCAATCTCAGCCTCGAGCTTTGCGTCGTTACCGGCATAGTTCTGGCCGATGCTGGCTAAAGCCATAACCCTCCTAACATAAAAAGAGAGGACTTGGGTTGTAAGAGTGAGAGGGGTAACAACCCAAAGGAGAGCATAGCTCTCTCCTCTCACTATAACATCTGAAAAAAAGCAGCACTTTGGGTGGCACGACTAGTTCAGGAGGTGCCTAAACAGTGTCCAGACCTCCAAATCAGCCGAAACCTGAGAAATTCTCAGGAAAACTTCAAAAATTGTCCAAAATTGCTGCGACACGCCGGTATGTCGTCAAAAAACCAGTTTTGAGGGGGGTAAAACTCTATATATATTTTTTTTTTTTTTTTTTTTTTTTTTCAAGCAGTTTTGAGGGGGGTCAAGTTGGTTTTTTAGTGCCTTTTTTTCCCAATTGTTTTTAATTTTTTACCTTTTTGTTAACCTTCAACCC